CCTAGGTTTTGTCTTCTTAATTGTTGTTGGGGAGAATATTCTTTCCCCAGGAGTTTCTTTGGTTCGAATTGTTGAGTGGCGGCCTGACTAAATCTTTGTTGTCGCGCACCAGGTTGAACTACTGTATTATACGCAGATCTTGCACCTTGGCCAACTTTATTAGCAACAGCACCTGCACCTTGCTTGATCGTTTGGCCGGCTGTTTTTAGATTATCCCAAACACCTTCTTGTATGATTTCATTAATCTTCATTGTTGATCTTCCTGATACCGCGTGAGAATTTTGCAGGATCTTGTCCTTTGATGGCGTTTATTAAACGATTTTCAAGTTTAGTAGCAGTTTCAACATCATAATTTTCACGGATATAACGGATTAGGTTGATAGCACCATTGATGATGTTATTGGCTCGAGACTCTAGGAGGTTATCCTTGTCCTTGTGCGTGAGTAATTCGTCAAGCTCGGTAAGTATGCTACGGGTGCGTTTCTGCACAGTTTTTACTCCAATTTAAACTATTTATCAAATCCACAGTTATCATTACAGCATACTAATCGACCATTTTCAAACGTATCTTTAGACCAAGATTCTTCGACACGATTGAACCATTGGATACATTCTTCTAAACTAAGTTCTAATGCATTATTGTTCTTGATCATTGGTGATAGTTGTGCGTTTACGGCTTCGTGGTATTCTCCCTTACCATAGGTTTTAGGACTAAATCCAGTAAAACAACAGGGATATACATCTCCAGTTGAGCTGATATAAATTGATCTTGCTTGTTTGGTGTAACAATTTATTTTAGGATATTTTTTTACATAAGGAACAATATCTTCTAATAATATCATGTCAGTTTTCTTTTTGTGGAATAATATTTCAAAATTCTGTTCTCCGGTATAATTGCCAATCACATGAATTAATGTACCATACTTATCATACACCGGCCCACTATCTCTTCCTTGATCTACTAATTCAAACTTTATAAATCCTATTTTTTCAGATAGTTGACTACACTCGTCAATTTGATGGCGATTATGATTAAATGGTATCATTTTCCATATAGCCATTCCGCCAGCTGATATAAAAATTTTAGCATTTTTTATAATAGTTTTCCAATTGGTATTTTGTCTATACAGATGATGTGTGTCTTCTAATCCATCTAAACAAAATAAAACATTTACTTTTGCTTGGGCTAATCGTTGCCAAAAAGATTTATCTCTAGCTGATGCATTGGTGCTAATATCTATAATTAAATCGTTATTCTGTGATCTAAAATATTCAACGATATCCGGTGTTTCGGGATTCATCACAGCATCACCGTAATTACCATTGATGTAGATACGATTTAATTGTCTTAAAAATGTAGAAGTAAAAATATGTTTAGCACTATCTAATGTTAAATTAGATTCAATGTATCCATTATTATATGGATACCCACGGAAATTACGGGGACATAATGGACAACGAGCATTACACAGAGATGAGATTTCTAGATGAACTTCTCTTATTTGGTCATAGGATATCATTCTGAAGTATTCTTAAGGCCAGCCAACATGCTCTTAAGTTTACTACTATCTACACCAGCTTGTATCTTAGGTTCTTCACTAGGTGCTACAGTTGACCCAGTTTTGATCTGGCTTAGGATATTAGTCGCGCCAACCCCACGTAGGCCACTTTCTTGTGCTTCTTCACCTGGATCAGTGATGCGTAGACTTTCTAAATCAAACTCTAGATCTACTTTCATACCTACGCCTGAACTACTACGTGTTTTCATAAGTTGTAGTTGATAGCGTCCACGCTCACGCATGGCACGGCTTGTAAAGATACCAAACACGTTATCAGCTGTGTTGATCTTACTTAAACCGCCTGCGATATGGCTATGGTCAAACTCAATTTCTTCTACTGCGCCACGATTAAGCTGACTAGCTGTGATCATCAAGATGTTAAGTTCTTTGGATAGATTTCTTAACTCTTCTGACACATATTTGTCTTTAACAAACAAGTCATTTGGGCTGACTTTAGCACTCACAGGCATGACCAAATCTAAATAGTCTACCATAATAAAGTCTACTCTTAATCCCGTTTGTACTTGTAGTTCTTTAAGATAACTACGGATTTGATTTACGTTACTTTGTGCTGGCATATATTTGATACGCAAGGCACCCGACTTCTTACCTACCATCTTGACTTTCATTTCAACTGTGTCGAGATCTTTAAATACTTCTTTAGTGCTACAGTTGGCTACCATACTATCCATACGCATAGCACATAGACCTTCACTGAGTTCTAAGGTTAAGAACACACCGTTAAGTCCTTGCGTACACCAATTGATAGCGATGTTCTGCATAAACAGAGATTTACCACTACCGGATCCACCAGCAAAGATATTAAGTTCACCGCGATTCATGCCGCCAAATAATCGTTTATCAAGAGTTGGCCAACCTGTTGATACTTGCCCGTTATTACTCTTGATCGCTAATAATCTAGCACGTGGATCTAAGAAATAGTCAGTACCCATGTCTTTGGTTAAACTTATTTGTACCGCATCTTTGATAAGTTTTTCTACAGGATCATAATCACCCTTTTCTAATAAGTCTGCTGATTTAAGTATGGCACGTTCAAGTTCATTACGGCGAGTAAAGCCCTCAAACTCTGCCATGAACCAACTATAATGATCTTCTGTTAGGTCTGGTACCGGTTTAAGATCAACACCTGTTACAGCCTTAACTTGTTCGGCAGTGGGCATGGCTTTATGATCATCAGTATGAGTTTTGATAAACTTGGCTACTTCACGTAGACTGCGATCAAAGTTTTCTGGATTATAGATGTTTTGAACACGCACATAACTCTGTGCGTCTTGTAGCATCATTTCTAAAAACAATTTCTGTAGTTCTGGTGAGTATTCTTTTGTCATAATTTAGGGCAGTTAAAGGTACAATATTCAGGTTTAGTTTTTTCTAATGTATTATAATAGTTCTGTAATTTATTTAATAATTTTGATATCGTAGTTTTACTTATATCATATGAATCTTTGTTTTTATAAAATTCACTTTTATAGTAAAATCGATGATCACCGACCCAACAGCAGGGCATATAATATCCCCACGCTGATATAAAATGCATACTATTTGTGTGTTTACATGTTGGATCTATATCTATATCTCGTTTATTAAACTTTTTCCATTGCACTAACGATTCATTTCTATTACCGTCGAATGATCCACTCTTTTTTATACTTTCTTCATTGATTATAACATGTTTTGTGGGTCGAAGCCAATCATTTTCTCTCCATCGATCACTATTATTTAAAATAAATTCATCCATTCCTAAATGTTGACTCAGTTGTCTTGCTTCATCTATATGATCTTCATTGAAACTAAAAACAATGTATTTCCATACTATATAGGCCTGACTTTTTACCAATACATCAATTCCTTGTTGTATACTAGACCAGTCAGCGTTGACTCGATAATTGGTAAAATTTTCCGGCGTGCCATCAATTGAAAAAGTTACTACATCATTTTTGTCTAGCATGCCTGCTAGTTTTTCCCACCAACTCACTGGACGATAACTCCCATTGGTGTGTAGTATTATTCTGCTTTGGTTAGATTTAAAAAATTCAATTAGGTCAAATAGATCAGGATAATAAATAGGATCGCCGTAATTACCATTTAACTGTATTTGCAATCCCGACAGATCAATATCTAAAAAATTTTTTAATAAATTAAGATTTAAATTTTGATTATCCCAATCTTTAGGTTTAAATGTTTCTATAAATTCAGTGCGACTACATCGTGGGCATTTTAAGGTGCACATGTTAGTAGGTTCAATATGTAATCCTTGTAATTGATCAAGCATATAATTTTTTCTTCATTAGTTCAATCTTGAGTTTACTCGACTGTTTGGCATCTAAGATAGTTTTCAGCACAAACAACTTGCCATATTTTACCACCGCTTCATTCACGTCTTTACAGGTTTCTAGCCATACAGGGTAACTTACTGACCACCCATATTCTATAGCATTGTTGATCATCTTGGCGCCAGCCTTGTCCTTATCAGCTACTACTATGACTTCTCTGCCCAACGATTCTATAATGTCTGCTTGTGTTTCATTACATTCATTGTTTAATACTGCTACACCATCTATGCTCATAGCATCAAACGGTCCTTCACAGACTATGACAAACTTGCTGTCTGGCAGTTGATTGTTCGTATTGAATACAAAGTTTGGTTCGTAGTTACTATGGTATTTTGGTTTAACGTTTTCTTCAATGGCTCTGGCAGTATAACCAATAGTTTGACCTTGCCAAATAAATGGAATAATTATTCTCTTGTGTAGATTATATTGCACTTGACGAGTTGCGTAAAACGCATATTTAGTTATGTCAATTTTGCGTGTCACGCAATATTCCAATGCTGGATGGACATAATCTAGTGCGACCAAATTCTCTGCATCTTCTGGTAAGTCACGAGCTTTAAAATCTATCTTTTCTTCTTCAGCTTCTTGTTTAACCTCTTCTGGCGCAACCAATTCACGGACACGGATGGCTTCGATAACCAAGCGTTTGATGTCAGTGTCATCAGCACCTAACCATTTTAATAGCTTACGGAATTTGAATGTCAAGTGGCGTCCAGGTTGATACGATGCTTTGAAGTTACAGTTGAAACAATGGAAAGACACGCTACCATCTGGATTGGCTGTTAGTCCGCCACGACCACGGGTATCTGCTGACTCACCATTATGTGGGCAACAGGGCGCGTTGAAGCTGGTCCAACCACTGGGTGTGGTTTTCTTTTTTGTAGGTAAAATACCTTTTATGAAGTCGCTTATGATATTCAGCATATACTATATTATACACTGAACTTTTGGTTAGAACAAGAGTTTTTGATTATGCTAGTCCGTATCTACCGCGTAGTGCGTTGAAGTTTTGCGTGATCTCACC